CAATAATAACCTCCGAAATAGGATAAAATTTGTCATATTTATAAGAGCGTACCTTCGGAAAAACTTTTTGCCGCGCACAACGGCGTTGAATGGGTTAACCTTAAGTACCGCCAAAAGGTTAACCCATTCAACGCCGTTAGCCAGTCTCGTATTCAGCCGTAACGATTACCCGCTCCAAAAGTAATCGAAAACGGCGTCGCGGTTAAGTGGTTGTCGACCGAGTAGCCATCTCGATATGAGACGCACACTCTAACAACCTCCCGCATACTCAACCGAAGTCAAATAACACGCCGGATAGTCAATCCGGCAAAAATGTCGAGCTGAAATAACACGCCGGATAGTAAATCCGGCAACCGATTCCAAGACGGGCCAGGCTTGGACATCGGTTCACCGCCCCGTAGCCGTCAGGACGGCTTTATCGTTCGAAGTGGCCAGCTCCGAAAATGCCGAAGAGTATCGGTCGGCTAACCCGACAATCTCCGACACACGAAAATTGTAACAAACTTTCAAAAATTTGTCAAGAACGCGACACACTTTTCAGCGACGCTTTGCAGCGCCGCCTAAAAAGGAGGTGCGCCATTATTTTAACACGCGAAGTCGTTTTTGTCAAGAACGTTTTAAAAATTTTCACGCTAACCGAAACTTCGACGCCAAACCGGATAAATCACACGCCGTAAATCCGCAAATCACCACAAACGCCCTAACTATTAACGCGCGTAACATGCGCGCATTTAAAATTTTAAACTATTGACTCTAAACTTATACAATTTGAAAGTGTAAATGTTTAAAAGTCTAATCAACCTCTCTATTCCTGTAAGGCCCTTTTTTGACTTTTGCCAAAAAAAATATGCAAAATCCGCAACAACTGCTTAAAAAATAGGCAATCAATTTTTCCGATTTTTATTTATATATGCAATAGGGATTTTATACACTTAGACAAATAGAAATCAAATAAAAAAATATTATAGTTAAATAATGGGCGGTGTGTGCTGTTAGCCGCCAAAATAAGAGGGTTAGCGTGTGATTAGTGCCTCAAAAAATTCTCTTGAAAAATTGTGGATTTTTTGTATTAAAATTTTTCTTGAAATTTAGACTTGTATAATACAAAGACTATATATTAATTTTTCTAATATTACCCCTATATTAAACAGGTCTAATAGAATTTGCTCGATTTTATACTGAACTTTTTATGCTTTATATAAACTTTTACTTTTTATATTTATTAAAATCTCTTTTCAGTTTTATTTAAGTCAACTATGTTACAATACTCGTACAAAAACAAAAAGGAGGTCAAAATGAGAGTACCAAAACTCTTTATTAATTCGAATTCATTTGTATATACAGATGACACTAAAATCCCGTTCGATATAAAGACGGGTAAGAGAGCTTCAGTAGTCAACGAGGCTACGTGGAGTACTTACCGAGAAGCCAAAGACTTCATTGAATCACATCCCGATAACGTTTTAGGTGTGGTCGTAAACGAACCCTTTGTGTGCATTGATTTAGATCACGTGCTGCCTATTCATCAAAACAAAGTAGACGAGCTGCTAAGTTCGCTTACTGCACAAATCGGTAATTTCTACGCTGAAATTTCTCCCTCAAATCACGGTCTTCATTTGTGGTTCAAAACGTCCGGAAACTACCGTTATATTGGCAGAAAACTCGAATCTAAATTCGGATTCACCATCGAAATATACTCCGGCGGTAAGCGTTATATCACCGTAACCGGAAATACCTACGGTGACTATAGTGATGAAAACGTCGACACATGCAATTTCGATGTACTTATCGACGCGATACAGAATACATTCCTGATAGATATTTCAACTGATACCGATACATCCGAATTACCTTGTAATCCTTATCAACTACAAAATTATGTACTAACTCACTACCCAGAATTAGGACTCGATACTTCGAAACTATCCCCGCAACGATTGAATGAAGTTATCCACACGGCCGATATATTGAACCCTTTGACATACGGAGCTATGTTGAGAGAAGGTGAGCCGGATGTTAGTAAAATAGAATTTCGTTTGTGTGTAGAATTTATGAAACGTGGAATTTTTGATATATCCATCATAGATAAATACTATCGCGAAAGCAAACTATATCAATATAGACTAAAAAGCGCCCACCCTAAAAAATGGGCTAAGCGTGAAGATTATAGGTTACGTACGCTTGCAGCCGCTTTTCAAACCGTACTTGCAACTACACAAACTAAAATAGAAACGGAGCGCACGATAATGTTAGATTCTCCGAATTTCAGTGACGAAGATAAAATACACTTGACGGAAGATGACGTGAAACACGTACCGATACCGTTACAGAAACTTGCATTGAAACAACTCGTTTCAAGCTCACGTGACGAAAACGCTTTAGTCTATACTCACTATCAAAGCGAGTTGTTACGAGTACGTGACGAATTGAAAGCGTTTTTCGATTGTGAATATGTTCAATTGCCGCTGTCGGTGGTGTCGGTCGTATCGTTACCGCACGACGTTCCAAAATATGTTGATATAGAGGCATTATCGGCTTATATCTCGAATATGTTCGTGCAATCTCGACGCGGGCAATATGCGTTATTTTGGTTGTCAAGCAGCGGAAACCTTCGCACGTTCAACTTGACGAGCTTGGAAGATGCTTTGATGCACGCTTTTGACGATCGAAAATTGAATCTTTTAGGTAGGTTGAAATTTATTCCTATACTAAAAAATCATTATGAAAAAGATGCGGAAAAGTTCGCATCAATGCTTTCACTACTTGATGATGCGGAAGTTGTAGGCACGGAATTGTATCATCAAAAAGATGTAGATTCGAAACGTATCACAAAATTCATTTCCGATTTTGACGCTCTCGTGCCGCTAAAACTACACGCTGAAAGAGCTAAAATTTTGAAAGGATTGCGACAGGAAAAGAAAGTATTTGTAGATGCTATCCGAAAATTCTTGATAACCCGTCGTCAGGTCGCATCGAGCATAAAAACCGTGTATCACTACAACGAACCGAATTATGTGCGTTTCGACGTTAAGCAGCCTATCTTACACCTCAATAAAATTTTCACTCTGCAATCGGATGACACGGCGCTAACGGAACGAATTACGTTACTATCGAAAAGTTTAAAGCGTTTTGTGTCTCCAGATGTAGACGTAAGCTTACCAATCACCGTAAACGGCGGCAATATTGAGTATTTCGCGAGTAGACTCGATATAGAGAAATTGCGAAACTCCGCTGAATACAAGCTTTTGAAACACCATTTCGAAATAGATGACGTAATTAAATTCATAATAGCGTGTGATGTGTCGCAAACGGCGGAAAAACTCGGATTTTTATTAGTTCGCGCGCCGTCGAATTTTGGTAAAACATACCTATTCAAAGATATTTTGTCGTTTCTAACTGTCGAGCTTCCATCCAGTACGTTAACAGAAATTTTGAAAGGTGCTACCGTAGGAGTGTCATCGTTGGAGTTTGATGCGAAAAAAGCGGTGTTCATAGATGAATGGCGTGCGAAATACATCGATAAAGTGCAGCTATTATCTTTGGGCAAATATTTGCCGATCACCGCAAAATTCGAATTGCGTAACCACGTGAAGGTAGGCGCTAAAATTTTTGTTGTGGACGGAGACCCGTTCGGTGAGTCCGTAGATGAGCAATTCCGTAATAGATTTTCGCTATTGAATTTCACTGATAAAGGTACGTTCGACGAAGCGAAACAAAAGTTCGGATTCGATATATACGATTCTACGCTTGTCGATCGTTTGAAATCGATAGCGTTCATACTTGCAATTCATTACTATCATCAAATTTTTCAAGACGGCGTTAACGCAGCGGATAAATTCCTGCTCGATTTTCACGAGCGTCACAAATTGACCGCGACAAGTCTCGACATAGTTGTGCGTGATGAGATTCAAAACATATTGAAAGAGGTGTACGAAACGCTGTTATCGCACGGTTTGGATGGTACGAAAGAGGGTGTTGAAAAGTTGCGAAATAACAGTTTCAGCCTACCTACGAAAGCGCGGCGCTATTTATCGATATTCGCAATTCACAAACCTCGTGACAGAGATATTCCAGTACTTGCCGTGCGTTCTAAAGGCCGCCTAAAAACATTTTTGATCGAAATGCTTAAAGGTAGCGACACCTTTTCCGAAGCGATGGAGATTATGAAACACGATAAAATTATAGATGATATACTTGATAAAAAATTTGTAGCCGTGCACTATTACGACCCCGAAAGAGATGTCGCGAGCCGTAACACGAATTACTACCCGATTAAACTAAACGAGGAATTGTGTATGCAAGTATTGAACGAAGTTGCGGTGACAAAAACTAAACCCGCTGAAATAGAAATCAAGATATGACCCGCACTTTAAACCGCCTAAGCGCGGTTTTCGTGCGGCTTAATTTGAGTTGGTCAAAATTTTTTGTCGTTTTTACTGCAAAATACTTGACATTTATTGCAAAATTTGCTATAATATAAGTAAGAAAAGGGGTTAGAGATAACCCCAAGAGGCGAGGCCAGCTTAAAGGCCGACCCCAAGACCGCGCGGAGAGACGCGCCGCCCCCGACGACGGTCGGGATGGTGATCGGAGTGTGAGCGGCTCCGACGGCAAGCGGAGGCCCTACCGTGATAGGGCAGGCTTAACGTGAGCTACGGGCACTAAAATAAGAAGATATTATATCCAAAAGAGTAATGAAGCTTACTCTTTTGGATATAATATGTTTTGATACATATTATGAAAATTTATAGGAGGTGCAGAATGGCTTACTTTAAAAAAGAGTGGGCGGCTGAATTACGAAGCCGTCTTAGAAAAGAGTTTCCATCTAAAAGCGGATGGAAAATTTCGGTTCGTGTAAAAGATTATCAAGCGGTGTATGTAAAACTTATGTCGGCACCTACAACGATAGAAGATGTCGTGGGTGAGCATTATCTAATTGACCTAAAAGATGCAGGATATGTTCGTGTGAATCCGCATTTTATTAATGATAACCTTAGAGGTGAGCTTGCACGATTCTTTAATCGTGTATTGGAGTTGCTGGTTGAAATTACCGGAACTTCAAGCTCACCTAATGACCCGTATTATCACTATAGTGAGTACGGCGATTATCCATATTACACAAAGTTATCGTTAGGAGATTTTGAAAAACCGATTCAATTTAAGGAGGTGTGAAATGTTTGGATATAGCGTAAGAGATTATCAATCGTTATCGGAATTGGTTAAATCGATTAATTCCGGCGTGTTAGCAGCGAAACCGGAAACGGCAGCCGCCAAATATGCTGTTGAAGCAACGCTTTCATATACGGTTATACGGCCTCGATCGATTTAGAAGATGAGCTTACGGCTCATTTAGATATTCTCTGGGAGGCGGGTGCAAATTTTGACGGCGAAGCAGCGCTTGAAGAGGCTATAAAGCTTTATACGGATGAGTTGAAACAGATATTGAACTCATCTCCATATAAATTAAAAAAGATTGAAAATAGAGTAGCTTTTAATCAGAATGACGTGTGTATTATTTTGGCTACGTTTGAAACTCTATTCGGTGAAGTGTCATTTACGTTGAGCTATTGGTTATATGATGATGGTCCCATTTTTAGAGCCGCTTTTCTATTTCATGACGGGACGGACGGCGAAAGATTTACCGCTATCCACCCAGCGGGTCGAGTATGGATAGAGAGGGCTGCTGCGTCATCTATCGACAGAGCTGATTTAATAGAATTTTTAAAGAAGGAGGTGTGAAATGGCTTTTATAATGAGCGGAGACGAAACAATTAATATTGATAGTATCTCTCATATCCGATTAGTTGAAAATCGACAAACTAAAGAGTTCGGTTTGCTGATTTTTCTAAACGGTAACAGAAAAAACTGTTGGGTGAGCGGGATTTCACTCTTAGATTTAGCTCTTACGAAGATGCGTACAAAGTGTTATTGAGGGTCACAAAAAATTCTGAGAACATTACTTTAATCTAGAAGGAGGTGCAAAATGACTAAAAAAGAAGTAATGGATACAAAGAAAAAGGCTCAAATGTTTAAAGAAATGGCGGAAAAGACATTACAAAACGGTGAGTATGTCACTTTTGACAGTGATGATATTGAAAACGTTTTGAATGCTTACATAGCTTCACTGCGGGTTATAAGCTAATTGTGCGACGAATTGCTAACAAAAGGAGGTGCAAAATGAAACTCGAAACTTTACGAAAAAGCTCCGCAGCGGAGCTTGAAAACATAGCTAACGCTTACGATCTCCCGTTTACTACGACGGAAGATACGATAAAACGAATTTGCGACGCGGCAGGGCTTGTTTATGTTAGGCCTGATGCGGATGATATTATAGACAATGCTGAATCACTACCTGTTCCGTATATTTTTGGGTTAACGGATTCGGATGATATTATAAAAAACACTCGATTCACAGTTGAGCTGGTTGCACGTATTCGTATTAACGGGCTGATAAAGTCTGGCGGTCAAATGTCGAAACGCGAAAAAGCGGTGTTGATAGCGACTTACTTTTTGGGTGCTACGAAACAGCACCGCATAGCTGAGACGATTTTAACCGTTCAAACTTTGATGGGTGTGGGCGATTCGAGATTTCACGCTATGCGAGGCGATTTCAATCATCCGCTACGTTTCGCAATTCACGCTGTTAATATACTTGATGCAAATGAGTTTGAAGCTTTATTTCAACGCGCGGCAATGAAACTTGCCGTTGACGACGTTACTGAAAATGATGATGAATTTTTAGAGCAAGGAGGTGTAAAATGAAACTACAAATAAATCATAACGCGGCTACGCTGCCGGAAGCGTTCGACATAGATTTTACAAAGCAAGCGGATTTATTCATCAAACCGTTTGCAACATTGACCGCAAATGAAAAGGGCTTTATCATAGCGACTCTATTGGCTGAAAATTGTTCTTATGTAGAGCAGTTAGCTGTCGAGTTGACATGCACGGATGAGCAGGGCTCGATACTGTATAGTAAAATCAAACGTTGGCTTTATGACAAAGAACAAATATCGGAAGTTGTGGATGAGTTGTTCACTATGTTGACCGATAGCGAGATCGATAAAGCCGTGTTGATAGCGCGTGTAATGATGAGGACTATCGTTGAAAATAGATAAGGAGGTGCAAAATGAAATTGAACGACATTATAAAGATAATGAAACCATTTGCGGCGACTGCATCTACTCCAATGAGATATAAAGAGCATTGCAGAGACGAAATGGTTTACATCTATGGCAGCCCAAAAGGGCTGGTAGCGAGTAACCTTTACGCTTTTTTGTGGGTAGGCGTGCCAGCCGATCGGTCAGGATTGATTAGGGTTCGACCAAACGACTCGACTGACGGTGTGCTAACTACGTCGTTAGGGTCGGCTCCTGCATTACTATCGTTGACGCCTGTAGTAATACATAAATGGGAGTTAGCTATTAAAGGTCACGAGGAAACAAAACATTATACGTTTGACGATTTCGGAGATTCAAATTTACGTTTAGCGGATATAATGAGCTTTACTGCTACACATTCGAAAATAATTTATTCGGTAGCGTTAGAGCCGCTCATAAAATTTGTCAAAAATAAAAATGTTTCAATCAGCACGATAGGGATACCTGATGACTCGAATAGAAACGTTTTGTTTCTTGCCGGAAAGATTAAAAAATCCGATACAAGCGTACCGTTTGTAGCGTCGTTTTCGCTACTCGATGTAAACTACGAGCACAATCAAACTTACGATAAAAAGCGGGTGACGAAAGTGCTTAACTCTATTGAAACTTTTGGAGGTGTAAAATGAATGTAATTTTCGATCACGAAAAAGAGAAGATTACGGATGCGGTCGGTGTAACTGACTTTGCCGCTGCAATGGAAAAACCGCTTTCGGAAATGAGCGACACGGAAAGAGTCGCTATGGCCGGAATTGGTTTACAATCGATATTGAAGCGTGACGAGTTTGACGGTTTGTGCTTTTTCATAGAAAAAGAGCGCGGTATACTAATTTCAGAGCAATTTAGAGATTGGTTGAGGAATAACTCTAAAATTACGAAAATTTTGGAATTAATGGTAAAAGTATACCCTGAACTAATTGAAAAGTTGGCGTTCATAGGCTATCTACGGGCGGCAACTTACTACACATACAATAATGAGGAGGTGTGAAATGAATGTGAAATTTGATCATACAAAAGACCAAATTGATAAAGCCGTAGGTGTGACTGATACGTTTGCGTTGGTACAAAAATCGTTTTCGAAACTAACGGATAACGAAAAAGTGGCGTTAGCGGGTATCGGTTATAACGTGTTGAGAGCCGACGAAAATAAACTATTGAGTTTCATATTTAATATTGAAGCGGATGTAGGTTCCGCTGCGTGCGTAAAAATTGGCGAAACGATAGCGAATGAAACGAAAGTGTCGAAAGTTCTTGAAACTCTTATGAACGAATATCCTGATTCGATAGATAAATTAGCTTTTATCGGGCGAATAGAGCTACTGTCGAAAATTTTAAATGAGAAAGAGGAGGTGTAAAATGAATATAAAATTTAACCATAGCGGAGAAACAATATTCAATGCGTTCAACGTACCGAACGACAGAGAAGGTCATATTTTGGTAGACAAGCTTGAAACGTTGAGCGATAACGAAAAAGGGCTGCTGATTGGCTTAGCTTTGACGGCAGCCGATAATGCAGAACAACAGTTCGCGTTTGAACTATCAGAGCTGAACAATAGTGCTTTTATGACCGAATACACACGGTTGAACCGTCGCGTAGCAAATACTCTAATTTCAAAAGCAGTGGAGAATCTATGTTACGATTACTCGGAAAATGAATTAGATGTAATGGTACGTGTTTCACGAGTAATACTCCGTCACATTGCATATCATAACGTTAAAGGAGGTAATAATGAGGAATGAGGTTAAACTTTCTAACGTAGCACGCGCTACAGGCGTGCCACAACGTACGCTTTACGAGTGGAAACGTACGCGGCGGAAACTATTTGATGTTTTGATCGAGTGGTATGTTAAAATATATCTACCGAAAACACTGAACGGAGAAAAAAGTGTGTCCGGCGACGTTTAAATTGGCATTCCACGCGGTAGCGTGGTGTATGTCTCCGCCGCAATGGGTTGATATAGCGTTTTGTTTGCCTAATGCGCCGGATAAACACGGGATAGCGTGCGTAAAAAGCGGCAATGAGTTAAAGAGCGTCAATGTAGAAATGGCTACGGTAAAAGGCCGTGAAATCTTTGTGATCGATAGGTGTGACAATGTTGAAGCTGCGGAAATGGCAAAGTGAGTTCATAGCGTGGTACAGCAAAAACTGCGATCAACGCCCATCCGTGTATTTGCACGGTGATTTGGGCACGGGTAAAACTATCGGAGCGTTAGCGTTGTTAGCCAAACTCGATTTAAAGCCGGATAATTTTTTCATTTTGGCGCCGCTTTCGGCTCATCCGTCGTGGCAAAACGACGCTAAACATTTCAATATTGAAATCAAGCCGAATAAAAATCTATTTACCTATGAAAAGTTTGTGCGTTTAACCAAAATTCCGGTTGTAAAATTTATCGTTTGCGACGAAGCGCACCGTCTTAAAAACGTCGAGGCTAAAATCACAAAAAGATTGTGGAAATATTATCGAGACATCCCAAAACTTTTGATGTCCGGCACTATGGCCGATCGCGAATATGAGCTATTTTCACAATTTCGATTGATTGACAAAAAACTATTTGGCGATTTGAGTTGGACTAAGTTCAAACGTAAATACTTTTTCGTAGACTCTTACGGTCGGCCGACGGCGCTATTATCAAAAGAAGCGCGTAATGAGATAATTGAAACAATTCAGCCATACATTTACCGCGTGTCGCTTGATGATGTCGAAATGCCGGAATTGGCGTGTCTCTATACGAAATTACCACCGTCTAAAAAGATCATTGAGAAATGGCGCGATTTCGAATCGGAAATTGAAAATCCGATCGCGTCATTTACCCGCGAATACGCTATCGCTCAGGGTATTGACCCTGAAACCGGAGAGCTTTTCGACAAAACCAAAATAGACTGGGTGTTGGATTTCTTGCAAGACAACCCAAAAACAATTGTGTTTTCATATTTTCGCGCTCCGGTACTTGAAATCAAAAAGCGTTTAGGGGATAAATTTTTCTATGTTTTAGGAGACTATAAAAATGACGTCGAAAGTATATTGACCGCCGGAAATCGACCAGTAATCGCTACATACGCTATTGCGGAGGGTATCAATTTACAACACAATTATAACACGTTGTTATATATGAGTTTGCCGCTTGCATATCGATCGTATTACCAATCGAGGGGGCGTGTGTATCGTAGCGGACAGAAATATAAAGTCGTAGCTCAACATATTTTGATGCAGCCGATCGACTACGAAGTGAAGCGTATTATCGACAAAAAAGAGGAACTGGCGGAATATCTACGACATAGACCCGTAGCGGGATACAAATAGGAGGTGTAAAATGAAGGATAAAAATATAGCTGAGGCGGAGAAATTAATTTATCTAATACAAGATGAGATAGATAAATATATTTCTACCAATAGAAAACCACCAAATGTCATTTTAGTCGATGAGGCTACATATATAACGATAAAGCGTTATGCAAATGAGGTATTTCCGAGATTGAGCCCTTTATTCATAGAAAATTGTTTTGACAGAGTTGATACGTTATTCGGCTTGCCCTTAGCGGTTTTTTACGGTGTTAAGGGTCGGGTTTTGAAAGTATTTTGATAAGGAGGTGTATATGAAAAGGTTTAATGTGATTGTACATTACACGGTTGTGAAACAAAACGGTGAAACGGTTGAAAGCGGAGATTTGTCGTATAGCAGCGTAAGTAATACGACTTTTGACGAAACGATACCGGATATAGTATCGGATGTAACATTTGCATTATCGAAAGCTCACAATTTCGAAAACAATCAACGTGCGCTATATCTTGAAATAATACCGATAAAGGAGAGTTCCAATGTTTAAAGTTAAAGATAGTCGGTTTTTACCGCAACGTCAAACGGCTCATAGCGCCGGACTCGATGTTAAAGCGCGGAGTATTATATGCTGTCATCCACAACGAATAGCTTTCGTTCCGATAGGTGTGTGGATTGATCAATCGTCACACGATTATTTTGAATTACGTGAAACTCACTATATCGGATTGTATATCCGATCTTCGTTGGCTAAAAAAGGTTTGATGCTGGCAAATGGAACCGGAATTATAGACATGGATTATCCGAATGAAATTATGATGATGATTTACAACGCCGGAACCGATTCATATACGATAATGGAAGGAGATCGAATCGGTCAAATAATCATTCAGCCACACAATTCGGCTCAAATTGCTGAAGGTTGGGAGTGTGTAACCGATACGCGCGAGGGCGGTTTTGGTTCGACAGGTAAATCGTGAAAGGAGGTGCAAAATGACATAAAGGATTTTTATGAAACCAGTATACACAAAAATCTGGGAGTACACACCGCCAAAACCGAAACGTTTCGAAGCTGAAAAAGAAACGTATCAATACTTTAAACGTGTGATCGGTTTTAAAGGTGGATTTAAATTGTACTCTCCCGTACTTCGTGGATTGCCGGATTTTGTAGTTACGGAGTTACAACACGAAAAGTTAAATGCGGGCTTTTATGAGGTCAAATTTAAAAATAATTGGCTTCGGCCGACGCAGGAAAAGATACTTTTCGAGTTGTCTAAAATAGCTCCTGTTTATGTTGTCAATATTCAAGTCGACGGCAGTTTAGCCGTTAAACAGTTAATACGTTTTTAAGCGTATTGATGATAAAATAAAATATATCTTAAATAGGAGGTCATTATGAGTAAATTCATAGTAGTTACCGAAGAGGTTGGCAATAGCCCGTTTAAACAATTTAAATTTGAAGAAGTCGGCACGTCTTTGCCGATACTTTTGATGTCTCTTGGTGATGCTACATCACCGGAATATGGTGATTTTGTTGTGCTTCAAGGACTTCAATTTAACCCTGAGGCGAAAAGTTTGGATGAGTTGATCGAAACGGCTCAACTCGTAAGCTTTCCGAACCAGACCGTTTTGAATAATAAAATACAAAGCGGCGCTATGAGGCTACGTGAACCGTATATTATCACTCTAAAATGGAAAAAAGGTGATAAGTATGACAACGGCAAAAAAGTTTGCAAGTCGAACGGCTATGAAGTCGTTCATGTCGTATTCAAAGACGACGTAAAAGAAAAGCTAATAGAGCGCTATCATCAACTATTGGGTGAAAACGAGTCACTCGTGGCGGCTACGGTTCCGGTAGATGAGTCGGTAGAAACCGATAGTAAATCAGTATACGAGCCGAAACTTTAATAGCCCGCTTTCGCGGGCGGGAGGTGTAAAATGAAAGTAAAATTAACGTCTTTGCCAGCGTCGCTTTCTGGTAAGTATGTATTTCTCGATACGGAAACAGTCGGGCTATATGGAAAAATCCGACTGGTTCAAATGTACGTTTGTGAGCCGCATAAAGAGCGCGGCGACTTGTTTCTCATAGATTGTTTCACGACGCCCGTCGTAAAGGTAATTTCTCTATTGTACGAAGCCGAAAAATTGATCGGCCATAACCTGCTTTACGATTTTCACTGCTTAAAGCAATGCGGCTTCAATGTTGATGAAGTGAATTTTGACGATACGTTTCTACTATCGCGTTTATCTAAACCTATGTGGGAGAAGTACGGGTTAGATAGATGTCTACAAAATGTTTTAGGAATTGATATTTATGCAAAGTATCTGGGTGAAGATGCTAAAAAACGACTTCAGCGTAGCAAATGGGACGGTGAGCTGCTTGATGAGCAACTATTATATGCAGCGCTTGATGTTGTGTATCTGCCGGAATTGTACTCTAAAATCTCCCACGCGAGTAAAATGATTAGTTATGAATTAGATAAACGTACGGTAGTTAATTTTGTGAAGATGGCTGGTAAACTTCCGGTAGACGTCGAGGCTATGACGGAATCGAAGCGTTCGTATGAAACACAAATATTGGAAATGAACGTACCGATTAACGTCAATTCATTTAAACAAGTTAGAGAATATCTTGACAGTGACGAAAGTGATGATGACGCGCTGGCACGCCTATCGGCTGATACGAGTGTACCTGAAAGAGCCGCACGCGCTAAAAATGTCAGGCAAACTCGAAAATTGAGAAAACTAATCTCTTTTATAGATTCGTATTTGCCGCGAATAGATGATGACGGCTACATACACGGTCATCTTAATCTATCCCCGATCACTGGCCGAAGTGGGTGTGATGAGGTCAATCTTCAGCAGATACCGTCAACGCTGAAATCACTTTTCAAATCTAAAGATAAATTTTTAATATATGCCGATTTTTCAAATTTGGAGTTGCGGACATTTGCCGCTGTAGTAGGTGATGAAACAATGGCGACTCTATTGAAAAGCGGTGTGGATATGCACCGCTATGTTGCGGCGTTTCTTTTTGAAAAGAGTGAAGATGAGGTGACTAAAAAAGAGCGGAAAATAGCTAAAACGTTTAATTTCAGTTCGCTATATGGTGCAAATTGGGTTAAAAAGCAGGCTATTCTGTTAAAACAGACTGGTATCTATCTACCGGATGACGAGATGGAAAAATTGCATCTACGTTGGTTTCAACTTTTCCCTACAGTTTGGCGCTGGCATAGAGAAAGTGCCAAAAAACAACGTGCCGGAATGTTTACGAGCACACCGCTGGGCCGTGAAGTTTTTGCGAATAGGCTAAATATGTGGCTAAACGTCCCGATTCAAGGTGCAGGAGCCGAAATTGCAAAACTTGCGTTGAATTATATGTTGAAACATATCGACCCTGAAAAGTTTTTACTTTTTGTACACGATAGTTATACGCTTGAAAGCGCTACGGAAAGAGACGCTATCGAGATAGCTAAACACGTTGCGCACGCTATGGCAGCCGCGTGGCGTGAATATATGCCGTTATGCGCTATTCAAGATATTCCTATGCCGATAGATGTCGATATAGCGCCGCCCAATGTTTCGTGGGCGGAGCTTCAAGAAGGCGAAAATATTTGCGGCCGCGTGACCGCGACAGGATTAATTGGCTCAAAAATAGAACTTAAAAAGGAGGTGTGAAAATGGAAAAGATAACTATTCGGCCGTCATCAATTTCGACGTTTGTAAATTGCAATTATAAATGGTTTCGACATCATATCAAAGGCGACCCCGTAATTCCAAATATACGAATGACGGTCGGGACGGCGGTGCATAAAGGCGCTGAAGTCGGCTATACAGAAAAAATGGTGCGCGGTTCGCTTCCGCCGCTTTCAGTGATGACGGATGCAGCGATAGAAACGTTTCACGAAAAATTGAAAGAGGATGAGCCGCAGCGTGACGACACGCCGCTGAATGATTGGGAGAAAACGATCGTTACCGACATTGATCTATATGCCCCTATTATGAAAACGGTTACACCCGTTGCGGTTGAAAAGCGCTATGAAGTGCGGCTAAACAATCCGCATATTGAAAGCGTTGCGGGTACTCTCGATATTGTATTACGCGGCGGAGTAGGTGACATCAAAACGACCGCGCGAAAAGCGACGCCTTCAAAATACGCTTTGCAACTTTCAACTTATGCGCTTTTAGCGAGTAAAATCGAAAATAAAATCTACAACACAGCTGAAATTCACAATATAGTCCACGATAGAGATATATACGTAATGCCGCTACAATTAAAAATCGAGCAGGCGCGGTTTGTGATAAACAATATGATTGATAAAGTAAATGCGTATTTTGACGGTATCGCATCTGGTGAAACATTGTTTAGCGGCAATCCGGCGTCACCGTTGTGTAGTTCGAAATATTGTGAGCTTTATAATGAATGTCCGTTTGTAAAAGGAGGTGTGAAATGGTAGAGAAATATTATCGCGAATTGATTTTGATAATTGTGTTGATAGGCGTGGTTATTGGAATGTTGCAGGAGATAAAATGAAACGGTTTGATTATTCTATCGAAGAGATTTACGATTGCAGCTTTGAAGAGTTTTGCCGACGTGCGTATATAAGTCCCGAAACGTTCATTCGATTGATAGAAGCTGAGATTGAAATTTTAACCGATGCGCGGATTCGATTAGGCGAAAAGTTTAAACGGGTCGATCTTTTCTCTAAAGAGTGGGATTACTATAACGGACTGTTATGCGAAATTAACAAGCGTATCGAGTCGAAACAAGCTAAACGTCGAAAATATCTCTTAGCATTTAGGAGGTTAAACAATGCTGATCAGAGCTAACACATATTACAAACTTAGAAACGGTGAAATTGTGTATATAACACATATAATACCGCCATTGGTTGGATTTCCACGCCCCGAAAATCCGGTTATTGGTATTGGGCAAAAGAGCGGGTTTATGACGTGGGACGAAAACGGCGTGTATGCTAAACATAGCAGCTACAATATAGAAAAACCAATATCACAAAAGGAGGTGACAAATGAGCAACGTTGAAAACACGCTGAAAGAGCGCGGAGCGGTTCACGGTGATTTTAGTTTAAACGCTGAAATTGCACAAAGTTTAAAAGAGGTATGTCGGCCATATAGTGAAAAATTGACTGTAGAAGAGCGCGAATCGTTGGATTATATTCTCCAAAAGATTGCCCGTGTGCTCAGTAAAGGCGGGTTGTATAAGGATGATTGGCGCGATATAGCGGGTTACGCCACTTTAGCAATGAATTCACTCGATAAATATGAAGGTGCTACCGATAGCAAAGTGATAAAAATGAAACTGTCTTTTGATTTAATCTGGGAGGAGGTGGAAAATGAAACTTAAACCGTGCGGCTGTGGCCGCACACCTACCGAATTATCAACATACGGTAATTATATCGGAGAATACACTTTTATTTATGGTAATTGTTGCGGTGAATGGTTTGTAGAAGTCCCTACTGATTACGAAAAAGACCCTGAGAAACTACAAAAAATAATGATGTCGGGATGGAATGAAGCTGAGCGCTACGATGTCAAAAATTCGATAACACCCGTCAAAAAATATTCTAATCTCGATGTTTTGCTTCGACCGAAATTGTGGCTTCGTAATTATCCTGTCAATGAAGGCTGGGATGATAAGTTAAATCAACTGATGGATAACGGTGTGGGAGTTAAACGATTAAATCACTATGAAGTTGTTTTTGATGATGGTACGGTAATCTGGGTGTCTAATTTTCCATACGCTTATGGAAGTAACGGTTTAAATGATGGTTATTTACCATCACGAAAAACCGCTCTACGTTTAGCAAAATATCTTGCGTTAAATGTACGTTATAAGGAGGTGAAAAATGGTTGATAAAGAGAGATTAATTTTAGATCGTAGTGATGAGCTATATACCGATAATGATGTAGCTATCACATTTGCGAAACAGTGGATAGCCGATAATCCCGATCATTGGTATGAAATTAAACGAAATTTCGGTTTTTCGCATATCTCGGATGATGTTGCACTAGATCACGTGGTGAGACAAAACCTAATTTTTAAGAATGAGAGTTTCAACGCGGCGTTTATAACATATTGTGACAGTGTAGCGGAATACGAGTATGAGAGACTAAACGGCGTTAAGTAGGAGGTGCAAAATGGAAAAATTGAAATTTTCGCTATATGACGTCACTTTAGACGAATATAGTGATAACCAAAATAAAGATATTGACGTATATTATCAAAATAACTATGTTGGTACATATAAGAATAAGAGAATATACTCTGTTACGGAATTAATATATGGGATTGTTCAAAAAATAAATGAACTAATAGAAAGGCCAAATGTACGCGGTATCTTTATATCACGTGACGGGAGTTATGAATATGTAATAAATCCAACTGTTAAAGATATTTTTAGGTTAGTAAGTGAAGCCAAGTTAAACGTTGATGATTACATAGTGAAACCTCTCTTTATAGGTGAAAAATATCTGGTTGATGTGAATGTTGGAGAGGGTGAAGATTTTGGGGATTCCGTCGATATTATTCCTGAATCTAAACTTAAATTTGTATAGGAGGTAAAAATGAAAGCATATATCAAATCGTTTAATCGGTGGTTTAGGTTAGATGATGTAGTATATCACATATTGAGAAATCGGCCCGATATGGCAGAGCGAATGTTGGAGCAGGAAATTGGGTCGATAGGTGTCGATTATGATGATGTAACATTTTACATCAATGCAAACGACTTTAGAGCATTGGAGTTAACAAAAACAACCCATATTATAGAAAAGTTTGGAAAAATAGAGGTTGAAGATCAACCTAAATTTAGATAAGGAGGTGTGAAATGGAACTACTAATAGGTGTATTTTTGATAATGGGTATATTGTTTTTTATGTCGTCGGTGGATATAGCTCCGCTTTTGCGTTTCGGAGCTATAATCTATTTGCTATGGCAAGCCGTTTTGTGGTTTGAATATGGCGATCTTGATGCACAAGCGAAGCTTATGCTTTTTACCCCATTCGTGGTTTTGTGGTTTGCGATCGAGTGGGCAATTAAACGTAGACGTAAACATAGAAACGCTAAACAGGAGGCCTAAATGACGGTTACACTGTTACACGTGACACCGCTCGAAATAGCCGATCGCGCAATTGGTAAGTGCTGGGATAAAGGGTGTTATACCGGACAGAAATCAATCGATCGAATGAAGCGTGTGGCCCTGAAAAATAAGCACGAAAGCGTTATCGAGCACATTGTGTTCAGTTTCGACATTGATGGGCTGTCACGTGCCGCGCTTCAAGAATTGGCGCGGCATAGAATTGCGAGTTTAAGCGTGAAAAGCACACGCTACACATTGAAAGAATTAGCAAAAGAGGAACCGTTCATTCAGGGCCGTAAAATTGATACGTTACGTGCCGCTAAATATGTTGTATTACAAAATGATGAGATGATAGACTATCAAATTATTCACGCTCTCGATAAATTGCGGATGCTGGTTCAATTGAATCTTTCTAACGATAAAACAAAATACGCGCTGCCGGAAGCGTATAAAACGTCGCTGGTATGGACTATCAACGCCAGAGCGCTTCGAAATTTTCTTATTTTGCGCTCATCTAAAGCGGCGTTACCTGAAATGCAAAAGTTGGCTATGGAGATTATAGAAGTTATCCCGAAAGAGTATAAATTTCTATTTGAAGAGGTGTGAAATGAAACCACCGTTCAAGTATATGGGAGGTAAAGCGAAATTGGCAAAAACGATCGTTGAATATATTCCACAACATAAAGTTTATGTGGAACCATTTTTCGGTGCAGGCGCGGTATTTTTCGCTAAAGAACCGTCGAAAATAGAGATTATAAACGATAAAGATAATAACGTGTACAATTTTTTTAAACAGTTGCGAGAAAATTTCGACGCACTTATGCACTATTTGAAAAATATGGAATATTCGGAACGGTTATATCAAGATTGTAAAACTATATCAAAAACGTTTAAAGAGGCAAATGATGTGTATAGAGCCGCGCTTTTCTTTTTTAATGCTTATATCAGTTTTGGCGGTAAAATAAATGGCGGGTTTAGTTATGGTAAAACTCGTGTACTAACGCTTACAGTCCAAAAAGCTATTAATAGATTGCCAGATATTAAAGAGCGACTGTTAAACGCGCTTATACATAATCGCGACTATACTTTTATACTTGAAAAATATGATTCACCAGATACGTTTTTCTACTTAGACCCTCCATATAGAAACACATCTAAATATTTGTGTCATATTAATCACGACGAATTTTATAATCGAATAAAAATGTTACAGGGTAAATGGATTCTAAGTGAATATCTAACACCGGAACTACAAGAAATTTTCGCTGATTATCAAATTATACCGCTAAAATATCAACCATCTATAGGTGCTGGTATTGGTAACAGAAGTTATGGGCAAGAATGTATTGTGTTGAATGTTGAATAAAGACCACAAGATAAGGAGAATGAATGACAACTGAAGCGCAACTAATGGCGGATGCGAAATTTTATGAGAGTTATTCACGGTTTTTACCGGATTTAAATCGTTTCGAAACGTGGAATGAAGCCGTTGAACGTGTAATGAATATGCACCGTACTAAATATAAAGACGAAATTGAAAAGTCCGATATACTTGCAGGTTTAATAGATGAGGTCGAACGTGCGTATAAAGAGAAAAAAATCTTGGGCGCTCAACGAGCGCTGCAATTTGGCGGCGAGCAATTGCTATTGAAAAATGCGCGGCTTTATAACTGTACTGCAAGTTATTGCGACCGCGTAGAATTTTTCAAAGAGGCGTTTTGGTTGATGTTGTGCGGTTGCGGTGTTGGCTTTTCGGTACAAAAAGAGCACATAAAACATCTACCCACAATCTCCCCACGTGTGAAACAAGCTAAAACGTTCATAGTCGAGGACAGCATAGAAGGTTGGGCGGAGGCGCTTAATGTATTGCTATTATCATATTTTGACATAGATTCTCCATTTCGTAGCCGAAAAATATATTTTGATTTGTCAAAAATACGGCCAAAAGGCGCGTACATAAGTGGCGGTTTTAAAGCGCCTGGCCCTGAACCGCTTAGAAAAGCGTTGGATAAAATAGAGTTTTTGCTTACAAAAGAAACCGAAAATGGTACTGTGACAATGCGGCCGATAATTGCATATGATATTATGATGCACGCGGCGGATGCGGTCATATCCGGCGGAGTACGTCGAGCTGCAACGATTTGCATTTTTAGTCCTGACGATACGGAAATGTTGACCGCTAAAACCGGAAATTGGTTTGTAGAAAATCCGCAGCGCGGTCGTTCTAACAATAGTGTGCTACTGCTACGCGATAAAACTACACGTGAACAATTCCACGAAATTATGCAGTCGGTCAAAGATTACGGAGAGCCAGGTTTTGTCTGGGCGGATGATATAGACTATATTGTAAATCCGTGTGTCGAGGTTGGGATGTATTGCCGTGATGATAATGGCAAATCTGGTTTTCAGATGTGTAATTTGACGGAAATTAACGGCGGTATGTCCGAAACGAAGGAGGTATTTTTCGAGCAATGTAAATATGCTTCTATTTTAGGTACATTGCAGGCAGGTTACACCGATTTCGCTTTTTTGAGCGACTCAACTAAAAAAATCGTCGAGCGTGAGGCACTTATAGGCGTAGGTATAACCGGATTTATGAATAATCCAAAAATTTTATTTGACCCTGAAATTCAACGTCAGGGTGCGGAGATAGTGAAAAAATGGAATAAAATTACCGCTAAATTGATCGGAATCAATCAAGCGGCACGTACTACCGTTGTAAAACCGTCTGGCAATGCCTCCGTGCTGTTAGGTACGGCTTCAGGCATTCACGGCGAGCACGCTCCGCGCTATTTGCGTCACGTGCAAATGAATAAAACCTCAGAAATTGCGCAACTTTTTCAACGTACTAACCCGCGTATGGTCGAGGAATCCGTGTGGTCAGATACGGATATAGTAGTAGCGTTTCCGATAGAGCCGAAAGCAGGTTCAATTTTCAAGCGCGATCTTTTGGGTGTTAAACAACTCGAATATGTCAAATTGACTCAAATGAATTGGATAGCGAGTGGCACTAATAAAGAGTTGTGTGTTAAACCGTTTTTGACTCACAACGTATCGAATACAATCACGGTGGATAATTGGGATGATGTAGAAAACTACATTTATAATAACCGCGAGTTTTTGTGTGGCGTATCTCTATTAGCGGCGGCTGGCGATAAAGCGTATCCGCAAGCTCCGTTCACTGAAGTATTAACACACACGGAAATACTTGAAAAATACGGTACCGTTGCGCTTTTCGCGTCAGGACTGATTGAAGCAGGATTGAATGCGTGGGATGGTAATTTGTGGTTAGCACTCGATACGGCGCTGGGTTTTGGCGAAACTTTAGATGATACACACAAAGATTTATTAAAACGCGATTTCGTTCGAAGATTTAAAAAATTTAGTCGAAATTTTGTTTCGGAAAATGAGTGTGCAAATTGTTTAAAAGATGTTTACAATCTTCACAAATTTTGGAAAATTAAACGCGATTCGAAACCTATCGATTGGGCAAAAGAGTTGACTAAACGTGAATATACCGATATAGATACGATAGCGGCCGAAGCGTGTGCAGGAGGTAAGTGTGAGTTATGACGAGTGGTTGAAAGAGTTTAAAGCTAAACGTTCGGAGATTGTCCGGCGTTTAGTGGCGGACGGGTATAGCGATAGAGAAATAGCAGCTTATTTCGAGTTCGATAATATGAAAGTTAAACAGGACAAATTTTGTCCTCTTTATAGTCAAAACAAAAAATGTCACAATGTCGAGTATTTGAACTGTTTTAATTGCGCGTGCCCATACTTTGAAATTATAGACGAACCTATCGAGATAGACGATCGAAAATTGGTTAGCTGGTGCACTATTGATTCGAAATATGCTAAACTATTCGTAGATGATAACGATAACGTACATTGCGATTGTACGGATTGCACCGTACCGCATACGAAAAAATCAGCGGTTAAATATGTTTCACGTGAAACATTCACGTATCGGGTAGACGATTCGAGCAGTTTTCTCGATACGTTACGGTCGTTTCAATTGAGTGAAATTTTAGGAAAATTCAAATTGTGGTGAAATGAAGCTGACAAAACACGAACGTGATAAATTACTGTTAGAAAATTTGAAATTGATTTACAAAATAATAAACAAATATTTTCCTACAGGTGATTTTAATGAATATGTAAATCAAGGGATTATCTCTTTCATTAAAGCTATCGAGAAATTTGACCCTACAAAAAACGTTAAATTAACGACATTTGCGTATCGTGTAATCAAAAACGATTTGATGGATTATACTATGAAAAATCGTGTTGTAGCCGCTCCGGTTAGCCGAAAGAATATTCCGAAAACTTATTTCGAAAGCGATATCGAGCCGGAGCTTCGCGACGCTATTTTTCAACACGAAAGCGACGCCTTTTTTGAAGCTGCAAAAGACGAATTATTACGAAAGATAGAAACACGTTTAGCATCGAGCGAAGCGCGTGCGTTTAAAATGCTTTTAAACGGCAAAACTTTCAAAGAGATTTACAAAGCGACTGGCGTCACAAAAAAGAAAATGCGGCGTTTAGTGGCGATTTTACAAGATTAATACACACGTTCAAAGTGTGGGACATCTATAAAACTATTGAAATTACCGCCCCAGCGATTACCTTCTCTCAATGACTCCCAGAAATCACCCAAAAATTGTGTATCCTCTTTTTTATATGTAAGCCTTCCGTTTACGAAAATATTGAAATCAACCGCTAAACGTTTGAGATGATTAGACTGTAGCGTCATAGATTTTCGTTTTGTTTTAATGAAACCGATTTTTTTGTCCGTCAAATCAATTTCGTAACCGTAATAATATAGCCTCTGCTGATCTTTCGTACGATATGCTTCTCCGAAGGTCAATATCACACTGTTTTTAGCTGCAAACTCGATAAGTTTTGCTATATCTTGTGTAAACTCCCACTGAACTTTTACCAGACTCATATCACCCCTTTAAATGTGTTTGAGCGACTAATTCTTTCAGCACGTCGAATATAAACGAGTATCCTGCTAAGGTAATCGCTACGACTAACGTTATTACCAGCGTGAGTTTGCCGCCGATTTTTGACGTTTCTTTAGATAAATTATCTATCGAATCAGATAATTTATCTAATTTTTTCACGTGAGTATCGTAAGCTGCTTCTAATTTTAATGTAGAGCTTTCACACCTTTGCCCGATTGGACATTCAGACCAATTAATTTGACTTGTTTCGGCACTCATTCAATTTCTCTCTTATCCTGTAATATGTATAATCGTTTAAAAGGATACCGCGAAACGGCGCGGCTTCTCCTTTTTCTATCCAATGCACTTTAATCGAAGGGTCATTTATGATGACACGCGCACAACCTGAAAAATTTATACTAATCAATAATATCGTGAATAATTTTTTCAGATTGTTTATCGTCGCGCTTTTTGAGCTCATCCGCCAACTCTTTTTTTGCTTTTGCTTTTTTGGCGTTTTGAATTGCCGTTTTAACCGCGTTAACGATAGACGTCAACGCGGCTAAAATTGAAGCGAGTTTAGAAATCATTTGATTTTAGCGGATGCAGTCACACGCCCGTAAACGGCAATTAGTGAACCGACGGCGGCTACAATGTTAGTTATATTCGTAACTAATTGATTTTGAGTTTCAGTATCTATTTGATACCCCGCCAGACTTGCTACAACCGCTACCAGCGTAACGATCGAACCCCAGATCGTTTTAGATTGCCACCATTTTTTAGTTTCGGTCATTTTTCACTCCTCATAATGCTTTGTCATCTTATTATACGTTAGTAATACACTAATTCCAAAATTTGATCGGCTTTTCCGCTCCATCCGCTTGTTAATGTGACTTCAGGCTGAAATATATACAATCCTGCTTCATCAAAATCATCGGAAGTCGTATAGTACACAATTGTGTGACCTTCAATTCCGGCATTTCGCGTCACAACTAAACCGGACGGTTTCGTGATATGCAGCGTAGCAGATTGAATCGTATCCGCTGTTATATTATTTGTACCGTCAGGGTCAATATCAAAAATCAATTTCGTTCCGGTATCGTTTACGTGTAGTTTGTTTTCAGTCATAGTATCGGTGTCTCCCACGTTTTTGATAGTGTAATCGGTGTACGGTAATATTTTACCTCGATTTCACTCGATTGATCGAGTATCCGCACATTCGTGTCAAATTGTTTCGAAATTACGTTTGCTATCGCGGTTAAAATATCGAAACGTTGTGTTAAATATGTAGATACGTTTAATTGTGAATCAAATAATTTTGTGTAAACGTTCGACACGGCAGCGGCGGAATCGAATACAACCGTCACGGGAGTCGAAACCGCTACATTTGAATCGAATAGCGCGCTAAATTGCACACTTACCCCCGCAACTGAATCGAAAATGTTCGTAATCTGGTTCGATACGGATACGACAGTATCGAATTTCGCTACATATCCGGTTTGTGTTGTAACATTCGCAAGCGTATCGTGTGACACGGTTTTCAACGTCGAAATTTTGGCTTCCGAATCAAATAAAGTTGATAAGTTTGTAGCGACTGTTATCGTCGAATCGAAATTAAGCTGCTTTGATGTTGAAACACTGATTTGTGTATCGAACGACGCTACATATCCGGTTTGTGTTGTAACGTTTGCGAGCGTGTCGAATAGATTCGTGATAGCCGTTGAAATCGAAGCAGCGGAATCGAAAACACCGCTAATATTTACGCTTATTGACGCTGCGCTATCGTGTAAAATAGTTACGTTTGTAGCTACACTTGATAATGAATCAAATACTTCGCTGATAGCAGTACTTAAATTCGTAGTCGTATCAAATTGTTTTGAAATTGCGGTTGAAACGGTTGCACGTGAATCAAAAGTAGCAGAATATGTTGCTACCGACGAAACAATCACTTCAGTATCAAATGTATTCGATATGTTAGTTTGTGTAATTGTAGAAAGATCGTGCGTGATTACAAAATTAAAGTCGGTAGTTGGGTCAGTTAAAATAGTAGCTGAAAGAATTGCAAAGCCTGAGCGAGTTTGGCTTTTGTCACTGTTAAAAGTTATTTTTAAACCACGTTGTGGATAAAAAAACGGTGTGGAAAATCCATCAGCGTTTACACCGCTGGTTTTTAAAAAGATTTCACCGGAATCAATATCGGAGATTGTTACAAAATCAAAATTATATTCTGTATCAAATGCAGAAAATTTAAGTGAAATACCGTTTACAACATCCGGTGCATAGCATAATACACTTCCAACTACGTTTGCATCATAATTATTTGGATAATTTGTTGAAGTAACACCTACATTCGGTTGAAAAACTAAACTATCCCCATTTAAATACCACGTTGTAGGTAGTTGTGCAACCACAAAATTATCTTCTCGTGATGATAAATCAGTTGTATCAGTTAATATATCTACTGAAGGAATAGAAAAACCTTTAAACGTTACCGATACATCAGATACAAATGTTAGCTTAATCTTTGAAGCAGGAATTAATAGGCTCCACGCGCCTAAATTACCGGAATATTGGCCCACTAAAAAATCTAAATTAGTCCCTACATAAAGGCGCACAAAATCATAATTTTTTTCCGTGTAAAAATCAGCGAAATTTATTCTTATATATAACGCTGTAGGTTCGTCTATAATTAACTCGGCTACATTTTTATTTGGAGTTGTAGGATAGTTATTTGGATAATTTATTGTGGCAATACCGTATGTCGTCGTTTGTTCTAACAATGGGTATGTAGGGTCGTTTGTTAAACTCCATCCGGCAGGTAAAGTTCCGGTAGTAAGATCACGTGTAATTACTGCCACTATTTAACCTCATATGCTGAAACTATTTTTAATATTTCTTGAGTCTGGCGCGGATAACGTACATAAAAAGCTGAATTTTTAATCAATTGATACAGTTTGTCCCAATCTCCTATAATAGCTGCGTCTATAAGCGGTTTTAGTGTTGGAAATGCTGTTATTCCTAAAGTATAACTAATATATACTAATACCGAAAACAATGTTTCCGGTAAATTAGCTGTTAACGGATTATATTTTAAAATTTCAGTCTGTATCGCATTAAGTTTTTCTTTACGTTCTCTTAATGTATCATTTGTATCAATAGGTACGATTGAATCCATATATTCTATAAATTCTAAAGTGGACATCAATCATCCTTACGGATTTTCAGTTGCTGTCACTTGCACATCTGCCAGCGTGTAGTTTCCTGTCGTAACGGTTCCGTCATTAGTAGCTACAAGCCTAAAATACACATTCGTGATAGCATCGGCTGTTCGACCGTCCATATCGGCTGGTGTAACGCTCTCAGCCCACGTGGTGCCGTCAAGCGACACTTGCCAGTTCAGTCCTGCCTCTTCGTTCACTGGTTGAACCGTGATTCCGGTATAGTTATATTGTGTAGCTACAAGATAAGCCGTTACGGTGGAAGATGTAACGGTACCGCCGCTATTATCGAGAGTCACGTTTACGCTGATAGGATTAGTTCCGTCGTTTTGAGATACGTAATCATAAGGCGCTGTGTTAGTTTTAGATAGTTGCAAGCTCATTTATTTTCTCCTGTTTTGTTTTTCTATTATACGTTACGCGAAGATAAAAAATCCCACAAACGACGTGGATTGTACCACGAATTGTAATGTTTCAAATCTATACCGCAAAGCTTCAATGCGGCTGCACATAACTCAGAACAAAACCACGCTTTCTGGTCGTCAAATTTCAACGCTAAAATTTGTGCGGTGAAGATTCCAATAAAGTCATAAGGTTTATCAACTTGACTCAATAAGAATTTTTTCATTTCATTCGCTGAATTGTCATCTACATCGAGATAAATCATATCCCAGTTATAAGAGCTATACGTTCTAACCGTTCGAACCACTTTACCTTTAATTGCATCAGCTGAATAGGTAGTTTCGTCGATCACAATTTCACAATGACTATATTTCGACCCTACGGTCCTATGCGGTATCGATTGCCACAACCTTATAGCGCGATCTAATATACTGCCGCGCCCTTTATAGAAAGCTATTACAATAGTTTTCATAAGTTTTCCTTATAATTAAACTATAATTTATATATTTAATTAAACATCAGTAACATAACTTAAATTCATTACTACAGAACCTACATTATAGTTTGAGGGGGGGAGATTTATAGTCCCGTCGCTTACAATTTGGATTCTTGCAAAACCCGTTGAATCGTATCTCAATGGTTGTATAAACATCGTAGTAGAATATGATGGAATAGCAGTTGACGGCAGTACTCCCATTATTTCGGATGTGGCATTATTGGTATTAACGACTCCTTTTAAGTATATTGCAGAGCCTATTTTACAATAAAATAAACTTCCGGTATGCCCGTTTAGCAGCGAAATTGGGTGCCAATCCGCACCTTTTGTCACAACCTCTTTCCACTCCGTCCAATTGCCTATCCCCCACATTGTCCTACAATAAACTTTGTTAGATGTAAATGAAAATAATATTTGAGTTGAAACATTATAGCTAGACGATGGAGATGCTCCATTTACTACTAATGTACCTTGAAATGTAGTTTCAGGTGTATTGGAATAGGCATTCCCCGAAGTATTAACTCGATAATTTCCCGGTTTTACGATAGTATCAAAATCTACCGAACCAGTAAGTTCATTTTCGGCTTTTTGGATTGCGTCATCATTACCTGCGTGCCAGATTTGATTATTATTTATTGTCACCGCATCTTTCGCAATTTTTAAACCTTGATTAGCATCGTAGCTGATTTGAAATGGTGAATACAAATAAGTAAAGTTACCATCAGTACTTCGTGTTTGAATCTGCCAGTGGTTCCGGTAAACAACTTGATAAAACATCGATTCGAAGCCAGCATTTGTATCTTCCATTCTAAAACCAGGTGTAGCTTTACTCATTATTAAATTATTTATCGTAGTTTCACCTCCGATATCAACACCATTGGCAAAATCATTTGCATAGTTAATAAACAGTTTATTACCATCAGCGCTTGCAAACCCCACTAAGGCACGTTTTGCATTTATTCGCAAATCTCTTCCAACAGTAAAAATAATGTTGTCACCATCTGTACCTGATGCAAATTGATCTAAAGTTCCCGATTTTTTAGCAAGGTCAGAATCGTTACCCGTGTGATAGATTTTATGTTTCGTAGTTTGGCTTGCGTCGGGATAAATGTACAATTCTCTATCGCTGCCAATATTTAAAGTTGCGTAGTGAGCTAATGTCGAAGGAGATACAACGGCAGGCATCACAACGCCTTCGGTAGCGGTTTCAGCTACGTCGTTAAAAACCAGCGCATTTAATCCTGTAACATCACTATCGTTAACGTTTATCGCGGGCGCTCCGGTTTGGCCGCCCCAGCCGCCCGTTTGTGAATTAGTCCAATTCAAACTTCCGGTCATAGAATTTGCGACATCTTTTCTTACGAACGTATTTGAATTTAAACCGTCTAACAAATCTGCATCAAGACCACTACCAGCACCGTCTACATTTTTAATTTTTGTTAGAATTGTGCTGTCAGATACGTTATTCAAACTCGTATTCGCTTTCAAATCCAATTCGGAAATTATTTTAGCTGCCGACCATATATCGCTTGCCGTAGTTCCGTTATCGTTCAACGACGCGCCGCTGATTGTAGATGCGTTTATATTGTATTGTGCTGTTAACTCAACCCAGTCAGTGCCGTTAAATTTTTCAAAGCGGTTATTAGAGCTTGACCACCTAATCGTTCCTACAGGTAAATTTGTACCTGTATTGTCGAATAATTTTGCCGCATCTTCGTCACGGGCTTTCAGATAGTCGAGAAATGATGTATATTGCGTACCAATTTGTGGATTTGACCAATCAGCCATTTTAGCCTCCGATTATAATTATTTCATTATACCTATGTTTCACGTGAAACATTAATACCCCCGCGCTTGCCAATAAATATCGCCACTCACCCGTGCCCCCGTTTGTGAGTCAAATAGATAAACATTAAATCCTGTCGGGTACGGGACATCGTTAAACTCGATAGAATGAGTTACACTATTTGTACCTTGATAGGTAACCGTAATCGAGTCCACATCGACAAAATTTTTATTGAATGGTATAAAAGTTCCGTTCGTGTCAGCCGCGTTACACGTAGCATTTCCGAAATCGCTTATCTCTTTACTATCCAGACGTACTGAAAGGTCACTCAACGCTACAAGCGACTTATCATCGGTGGATGTAAAGTGTACCGTTATGCGCACATATCTAAATTGTGTACCGTAAACACGCCGTGTATTTTGGTACAACGTCCACGTAGTGCCGTCATCCGATAATTCTACATCGACACTGATTGAAACGCCCGTTCCTATAATATCGGAAACAGTATAATCAACATTTACCATCGACGACGCCAGCGTCACACCGTAATCGAATGTTTCAATGTATGATGCGCTTTGCGGATACGGTTGTGACCAGATTGGATAACCCGCGTCAATTTGATCTTGCGGTGATGTCCACCCGCGCGTTGAAAAATGCTCATCGTATGTTTCGGTAATGTTGATAGGTGCCCATAACTTACCGTCACTTAAATGCGCGTTTGTTTTCGTACCGGAAAAATCGCTATTCCAATTTACTTTTAGGATATAGTTTGGCGGTGAGCTAACAGTTACTGTCACACTCTTAGCCGTGCCGATATTACCAGCACTGTCACGAATTGCTACCCAGTAGGTATATTCGCCGCCGGACGTTTCGAAAATCAGTGTAAACGTTCCGGTTTTCGTTCCAATAACTTCAGCCGTCGCAAAATCCGTTCCGCGTTTAATTATAGCGGTATCAAACGGTAACGAGCCTAAAACGTAATCCCACGTCAAAATGACGTTGTTATCAAGTACTTGATATGATACGCTTGTTACCTCCGGCAGTGTGACAGTATGCGTGTATGTCGTTGTAGCCGATTCGTTTCCTACAATATCGACCGCTTTGATTGTGAACGTTTTAGATTGCCACGTAATTGGAATCGAGTACGCTAAAGCATCTACGGTCACACATTGAGAATCCCAACACACAACATAATGAGAGATAGGTAACGTAGCCGCTTGACCGCTCCACGTCAGCACTAAAACAGTCTTATCGACGCGACCGTTCACAATAGGAGAATTTGGACTATCAATAGTCACGGTGGTTGATTGAGCTTGCCCGCTCTGTCCATGAATGTCAACAGCTTTGACGGTAAATGTTTCGCTACCGAGCCAATCCGCCGGAGTTATGTACGAGTTTGTGTTTACAATATGATCTATACCGTTATGCGTCACAACATAATATTCAATAGGAAACGACTGGTTAATCACTTCCCAGTCGAGTTTTACTTTACCGTCGATAAACGTATATGTCAAATTTGTGATATTCGGCACGTTAAACACATTTGAAATTGTCAACGGTGATGATTCGAATCCACGAGTATCAACCGCTACGACTGAAAAATTAACCGTTTCATAGGAAGCAACTTTTAACTTAATAGTTGTTTCTCGTGTCGTGAATGTTTCATTAGTTTGTGTATTAGTGACTCGATAATGATCTATCGGGTTACTACCCGCGACACTCTCCCACGATAGTACTACGTAAACATTATCAATCGACGCTACACCGTTAGAAATGGTGGGCGGTGTAACAGTAACATCTTTTACAAATTCAGCACTTTCAATCTGTCCGCTCATCACTACCGTGAAACCGTATGTAAATGTACCCGTTGACGGTTGCGGCAATTCGAAAATATTGTTAGCGTATATTTTAATATTTCCGTTGTTATTGAGTTTAAACGCTAACGGAGCGAACGAGCCATCATTGTAAATGATTTCAACTCTAATTTTACTGTTTTCAAACGTATATCCAACATCAAGAATAACAGGCTTCTCTACTGTAACTACTATAGAAGCACGATTTACACTTACATTACCGGATGTATCGATAGCTTCAATTTCTACCGTACCGCTATCACGAAAACCTAAATTGTACGTTGTAGACGTTACACGGTCGGCTACCAATACACCGTTATAGTAAATATTGTAACCAGCTAAATCGACATCATCGACCGGAGTCCACGATATTTCTATACCGCTATCGAAAATCACGTTGTACGATAGCCCCGTAACATCGGACGGCGGAGCGGACTTACCTTGATAGATATAGTTCACACCTGCGGCATCGTTAAGCGATTGAGTCCATCCGGTGAGTACCGAAACAACTTTAAATGTATACTCTTTAGTTTCTTGCAGCGATAATGCGTTAATACTGATTGACGTACTTTCAACTTGTTTAGCTAATGTTATAGCCGCGCCGCCGTCGGTAGGTATAGCGTAGATGTCAAATTTAGCCGACATCGAGCCGCTGAACTCCCAGCTCAAATCGATAAAACCGACTATCGTACCATCTTTTCGTTTTTCAAGGTGCTCACTAACTATGATATTTTGAGCCGTCGGGTAATCAAGGACGGGCGGTTCGAATGTCGGCAATTCAAACGAATCATCAAGTAAAATAGATTCGTTGTAATCGACTGCTATAATATGAAAATTGTTATCAACCGACCGCGAAATATTGACGATTCTAAGTTTTTGATAGTTTTTCGTTGTGGTTCCGATTGTATAAACTGAATACTCCACCGGAGCGGTTGAAAACGCTTGTGTTACGTCAAATTCGGTATAATCGCCTGCACTCAATGCTGCCGTGTCAAGTGTACGTTGTTCAATCGTATCATCCGAATGACGAATCAAAATCGTATAAGTTTGTGTAGGGTCGATAGTCACAGGTTCATCTAATACGACGTGTGTCGTAGTACTCCCCGCTAACGTCCGGCCGCTCTCTCCCCAATTCGGCACATCGTGCGCAAAATAAACCACGTCGCCCACTTCACACGCCAGTGCATCGACAGTTGAATCCCATTCAACCACACGCTTTTGCGTTTGAGTTGTACCGTAAAAATATCGCGCTAATCGATAAGCTAAGTGCGCTTGCGTAACTCCGATAGCGTCGATAGTCTGTTTTTTATTTGATGACACGTTTGACGGATATTGTACGAATGACGGTCGGTAATCGTTTTCAAAATCATAAAATTTAACTTCGATAATGTCGGCTATATCCTCTTTTCCGACGTACGTTGTTTTATACGACCCCGCAACTATGTTACCCATTGAAAAGATTTGAGTTGCGGCACGCGGTTTATCAATAATAACACTATATTTATCACCTTTCAATACCGGAGTTGCTCTACCTACCATACATACGCGCTGTAACGTAGTCCACACATCGACCGAAAAGTCGATCAATCCATGAAATTCAGCTCTATGGCGTGTAAGCGTCGAGCCGTTGAACGTGAAAGAAACCAACTCATTACACCACGTCGCAAAATCGACGAACGCCTGAAAATCTATGCTTTCATACGGTATTCCGGCTCCGTATCGTCTATTTGTCAAAATATCCCACGCTATCCACGCCGGATTGGATGGTTCAACCGTAGCGTAAAACGCTCCCGTATCGTCATAGACGTCGATCGGCTTACGTCTTATTTTCGTTATAACTGAATTTATAGAGCCGCCAAGCGTTTTGGACGCTTCGATTCCAAGCGCTAATTTAGCAATATATGGATGACTCAACGAATCTAAATTTCGTTCAATATACGCTTCAAAAAACACGGTGTTGATTTCTCGTGACGTAGCGACATCGGCGGTTACTTTTGTAATTTTTATATCGTAAGTATCGCCGCTGTTTACGCTTAAAGTATAACGTTTTCTAATTTTGTGAGTTGTGTTACCGGAAATTTTTACCGTATCGAACCATTGTGTGTTATAGATTGGTCGTGATCTTCCTGTTTTGTACCATCCGGCACCAGGACTCGTTTCACTCCATTGATATTGCGGTACCCAGTCTATTGAATCGTTTCGCCATTCGTATTCAGTGCCCACAACATCTTTTCGATATTCGTAATATGTAGTCCACGTAGAATCAGAAGTTCGTTTATATTCGATTTTTAGATACACATCTCTATTATCCAAACCGCCGGAATTATTAGCATAAAAGAGTCCTTGCGGCAATGTAATCAACACATCTATACGATCAAGATCGTTCGACTGAGTCGTAGCGGTTACGGGCGTAGCATTCGTAACTTCGCTATTAACCGATATGTATTGTCTGTATGCGTTCTCATCGGTATAGAGTATAGTTTTGTTTCCGGCGGCATCGAAAACGACTGTTTTACCAAACGCCTGCTGAGTCAATGTACCTGTACGATAATCATAAAAAGCGCGTTCAATTTGTGGAAACGGTATATTATTAACGGTAATATCATTTTCGCTAATCGGTTCGATTTCACCCTCACACAAAACCAGTCCCATATACAACATTTCGCTGTTTTCGTCGGGATAATCTTTGAAAATCGAATAGATATTACCGCCCACATTATACTGGCCGTATAGAATCGGAATCGGCCGCCCAATTTGGCTAACGGTAGTCGTACCAGCCCAGCCGTAAGTCGGTGACGTGTCGAAAGATTCAGAGTTCAACTGCCCAAGTTTAGGTTGAACGGGTACGAGTGCATTTATAATAACAAGTCCGGCCGTAACTAAGCTTGCAGTTATTAAAGCAGTACCGATTGCGCTTGAAATATTAAGAGCTGATGCGATAGATGCTGCAGCTGCGGGAGCATAAACCGCAACGACTATCGTCAATATCGTCGCTATCACTTCCGGCACGGCGTGTTTTCCAAGATACGGAGCGTAAACTACCTGATCACCGTCACGTAATACAATATCGAGCGTTTCTATCGATCTACCGTTCACCGAAACAATGTATGTCCCGTTTGACGGTATAACATCGCTCAAAAGCGTACCGTCGTCAACATTTGAAAAATCTATCTCTTTTTTCGTCAGTGGGTTTTTGATATACGCTACTCTAACCATTGAAAAAATCCTGCCACTCTATTTTTCCAAAACAAACTATCAATGCTATCGATTCTCACAACGCCGTTTTCCACTATATGGACGAAATGTTTTTCGCTACACATATAACCTATATGCTCTATTATACCGCCGAAAGCCAGTAAAACTACGTGCGCATCTTTCGCTTCGCATTCAGCCCATCGAGATCGAGAATCGGTTTTGATTTTCGCATATTCTTGTGTGAAAATAGTTGAAACATTTTCAAGATTGTTATATTGCCAATCGTCATCTATAGCTATGTTACGATCGTGCCACATTAGCCACACGACCAAACCCCAGCAGTCGAAACCGTTAATCGGGTCGCGCCCGTGCAATTTAAACGGCGCCCCGATTACATCGCGAACCGCTTTTTTGTCAACACAACTCACGTCAAACCCTCAACACGGCAGCCGGCATAGACGGAAACGCGAGAAACGGTAAGTCGTTCGTCCGTCCGAAAAGCGTTTCACAATCTTTTAACGATTTACCGCACGACGTCGCCGCTCCCGTATACGTGCATCCGGTTGCGGAGTCTTTAAAAACCGCTTGACAATAATCAGGGATACATTTTCGCTTCGGCACGATAATTTTCGTAGGATTTGCAACTCCGAGCGTAAACGTTACAGTAAGTTCGTTCGCTTCAACGCTTAACACCGTCAAATCAAGCGTTATATCGGCTACATTGTTAGCCAGCGCGTCGGTATGTACGATAAACAATTTAACTTTCCAACCGGAACCGTAATCGGGATCACTCTCAACATAGTTTTGAATTACCCGCGAAACATTCGATATAGACAAATTAATTTCCGGCAATTTACCGTTCACATCAAATTCTATTTCGGAATGTATAATTGCCAGAGCTTGCCACGTTTGGCCGTTCCATGTCACATCTTCCGTATTGCGCACAAAATATAGTTTAGTACCGTCATTTAGCGTCACTTCCAAAAATAATAGAAACACACCGTCATCATCGAGCGCATTTTTAGCTATAGTAGTTTCAGCATTTAATGGCAAAGGCATATTAAATCTCCCTAAATATTACATCGGAAATAGTTGCTGTCGTAGGTGATACGAAAACACGTCGCGGCGGTTGTGTGAATCTCACTGTAACCGTGCCGCGATTCTGCGGTAAAGCCAATTGAAAGGCTTGAAACGTTTCAACCGTATCGAAAAACGACATTATCGTATCTGCATCAGCATTTGAAATATTTTTAAACTCATAATTGAAAATTTTTCGGCTTCGCGTATATTTTCTCCGAGTCTGTACGTATCCGTTTTCTAACTTATCTTTAATAGCTGAATCTTCAACGGTTTCATTGTATGACGTGGGCGGGATATTAGGAAACACTGCCATTATTTGCCTCCAATTAAAGCTTTAAATGCGGGGTTTGTACGCGCGTGTTTCAAAACTACGTTTATAATCTCATTTTCGCGGTTGCGCTGAATCGACGTCACATCGAAATCAACAGGCAATCCGGTTTCATTCGAAACATTTATCGTCACATTAGTCGATCTATTAGCAAGCGCCGCCGCCTGATTTTTTGTCAGCACAACTTCGCCCACCTGTAAAATTGCGGGCACCTCATCACTACGTAGTCCCACAACTCCGCCGCTATGGAATTTTTGAATCCCATTCGGTACCACGACGCCGCCAGTGTGAGCCGTAGGGAGTCCGACACTTTGTAAGATAGGGTTCAACACTTTCATCATCATCATTTTCGCCAGCATATCGGCTATGTAGCGTTGCACCGCTTCAGAAAATGATCGGAAATAGTCTTGCAGCGATTTTATCTTGCCCCGCATCGAGTCGAAAAACAAATCGCTAAACGAGCTTTCCATCGCTTCAGCCGTGTTATACATCAATTCTTTCAACTGAATAGTCAACGGCTTAATCTCTTTGATGTATTGGTTAAAACCAGTGATCAAGCTCTTTGATAAGCTGCTTTGAATCTCATCAAGCTGATTTTTAGTTGTAGCCAATTCGCCGTTCAACTGAATTAGCGTTTGTGTTAACATTTGAGCTTGTACGGGGTCGAACGTGTGTTGCAACTGATATTTGATAACTGAAATTTTCTCTTTTAAAATCTCGATCTTATCCGTGAGATACAACACGACGTCGATTTGACCGGACGACTTTTTAAACTCTAACAATGCTTTCAGCGATTCAAGTCCGCTCAATGCTAAACGTGATTGAAACTCAACTTCTTTTTTAAGCCGTTCTTGCCGATATTTATCTTCAATCTCCGCTTTTTTCTCTTCGACTACTCTTTTAAGCCTAATTTCTAAAAGCCCTGTCGCCAATCCTGCAGCTTTCGCTTTTGCCAATAAATCCGCTGCCCACGTGTCCCATTTTCGTTTTTGTTTATCAATATCCGGCGCCGTAGCGTCAAAGATTGCCGCTTGTATCTCTTTTAGAGTTTGCCACGCCTCATCGGATACCGTGATTTTATCAACTTCGACATTAGGTGCGGGTAGGTTATTCGGAAGATTTTTTGTAAAATCGTCCCAATTAATTTTAAACGCAATAGCATCTTCAGTTTCTTTTTGAATTGCTTTAATTTTAGCGCGCCAATCAGCTACAATCGCATTCAAACCTTGCTTCAACACAATATCGCGCGTAGCCGTAGAAGCTTTTCGCCACTGATTGAAAAGTTTCAACGCTCCTATGGCAGCTTCGATCGACTCGACCAGCATCCGCCAACCGCTCACAATGTAAAGCAATAGCGGTAACGTTTTCATTAACAATTTACTAAGTTGCGAGTATAGCGGTATCAAATTAGTTGAAAGCGAGTCTTTCAAATTCTCAAATTCAGCGTTCATTTTTTGAAACGTTTCGAATGTCGTTTCGTGTACCTTTTTAAAAGCTTCAATTGTGCCGCGACTCTGTTTCATCACTTTATCGAGTACGGCCATTTTTTGCTCATACGGCGTTAATTGATCAACGGTTTTACCAATCTTTTTTGCATAATCTTCAAAAGCTTGTCCGAGTTTAATCGTGATACCCAAGTTATCAAGAATCAACGGTGACAGACGGCCCACACCCGTAACAATATCGTTAAACGCCGCCGTCACATCTCTCCCAGTTAGTCGTGCTCTATATCGCGCAACCTCCATCAATTCAGCCATCTTTTTGTACGGGATACCAAGTGACTTCGCTTGATTGATCGCTTTAACGAGTGACGTGTCATCGATTAGCCCGCCGGAGGCTTTTTTAACCTCATCAAAAATCTTTTTAACATCTTCGCCCGCACGCTTTGCCGTGATTGCGAACGCTTGAAGTATCTGTTGTGTTTTTGCAGCTTCACGAGCTAAATCGAAACCTTTCATAAGCGCGTATGTCGCGCCGCCAATCGCCGCAAAAGCTTTTATCCACGCTGTTTTAACGCCGTTCGCCGCTTTTTTCGCTGTTTCACGGAGCTGCTCAAATCCACTCTTAGACTTAGTTGTCATTTGATCAAGTGACGATTCAATCTGTTTTATAGCACTATCAAAAGTTTTAGTCGATAATTTACCGGACGAAAAGCTCTTTTTCAGATTTTCGAGGTTGTGCTTAACATTTTTTAGCTGTTTCGACATTTCGTCGCGTAGTTTTATGACGGCGGTCAATTCGACTTGTTTTGCCATTTCGTTAGCTCCATTTTCAATCTATTCATAGCTATGACATACCAGTACGGTTGATCTATTATACCGCCGGACGTGTATAAAAACCCCGCTTCGTAATGTTGAAACAATTCGATCAATTCAGTAACGCGCTCATCGTAGAGTAAAAGTTTTGGGCAAAAAGAAAAGCGATAGTCCCCGATCACAAACGTATCGGCATCGGGTAGCGTACCCGTACGTGATGGAAAAAGTTTACCGTCACACGCGCGTTCTTTGTAGTGTGCATATTCGCGACATTTATCACAATCGAAATTTTCAAGTTCGTCACGAATAGCGAAAAGTGCTGCCGCCGTATCCGTTACTTTTTTGCTTCGGTAGCCGCCTCCAACACGGCGTTGAAAATTTCAAAAACTTCGTTGAACGTAAGTTTATCTTTATCATCACCTACGACGACTTGTACTACACGATCAATATCGTCATCGGAAATGCTATTTAGAATATCGACATCTTCGCCAGCTTCCATCATACGCTTCACAAGTCCAAAAATTCGCGCCTCTTTAATCTGTTTCCACGTCAATGTAGAAATTTCTATGTCTCCGATACTCGTTTTGATAACTTTTGCCATTATAACCTCCAAATCAGTTTTTTAAATTATACCCTATTTTCGCGGTACGTCACATCCATCGAGACATTCAAAACGATATAACCGTCCATAAAATGGTCGTTTATATCTTCAACTATCGTATATGATACATCTATCACACCGTCCGAAAATTGTTCGTTAACATCTAAACTATTCTGAATCAATTCCACATACTCGTCAATCAGTTTGAAATACTCATCTTCGTTCGTCTCTCGATCGATCACCGTGAAACCAAGATTTACACTTAAAACGTTATAGTCGTAAACGCCTGTCTGGTTTGCAGATGTCGTAGAAGCAGCATTATAGCACACCATTGGTAAATCGGAACGTTTAATCCCTTCCAACGGCTCCAAACCACGTTTGATGCGTTTAGCTTTGCCAGCGAAAATCTTTTTCAACATCGCTTCGAAATCTTTTAGTAGTTGTGCTCTCATAACAAACCTTTAAATAAGATAATTTTTGTCTCATTTAATCGTACCATACTTAGCGAGCCAGTTTTCAACGATTTTTTCAAATTTCGGTCTAAACGCTTCGACAGATTTTTGCAGCCACATAATTTTAGGTATTTTCACATGTTTAACCAGTACAAAATACGGCCGCAATTGTTTACCCTGCTTCGCAACCAAAATAGTATTGCCGCGCTTCGATTTTATCGGAAAAAGTTCAGGATATTGTTTTGGAATATCACCGCGCGTTCTCCAAAAAAATCGCGGCGCGCCGGACGGCGTTAAAGCGTCTCCGATAGGAATCGCCAAAGCGCCGCCAGCTTTTTTCGGATAGATATCGCCGCCGTAGTTTAGAATCGCTGCATATTTAACCGACGTCCCCACAAAAACGGCCGCGCTATACGGGTCTGTATTTTCGTAACGCCACACGCCGTAAGGTGAATTTTTATCCCCAAAAGAGTTGCGCAGCCGTCCGGTACGGACGTGTAGCGGATGACCGCGTGTCAAATATAACTTTTTTGTGTAGTTAGCGTACTCGACGCCCGCTTGCGCTAAAGTTTTTTCAAAAAGCTTTCGACGCTGATTATCATTCTCTAAAAAGCGTAAAACGCCTTCATATTCAGCTTTTTGAAACGATATTAATATATCCATCGACGGTGCTTATCCAAAATCTCTTTAACTTGAAGCGGTATGGCATTCGTATCGTAAACATAACTACCGTCGGGCGTTACTACAGATTGAACGCCGCCTTTAATTCTATCGGTTTGATAGTAGAGATGTTGACATAGTAGAAGTTGTGCATATTCAATATCAGGCGGGATAGTCTCATAACCAGCACGATACGAAACTTCGTAAACGTTCAAAGAGCTGAAACGATTCAACCACGAAATCAGCCCAGTAGAACCGCCATCTTCAAGTGTGATTTCATTTGTGAGGTCATAACTATCATCTTTGCGGATTATCGACTGTATCGAAATGATCGGATAGTAATGCAGCGCCAAAAATCGCGACTCCGTACCGCGTAGTTGCTCTACAAGATCGGTCGCCGCGATTTTATTTTGAATATAATTTTCCATTATAAACATAGATGATGTTAAAATTTGATTTAACAGTCTATCGGATGACGGGTCATCGAGTCCAATCTCCAACGATTGCTTCAATTCATTCAGCGTGAGCATTATTTGACCTCAATATCGGCTTTGAATTTATCCTGAGTTTCTACTTTTTTACGGCTTCGCGGCGTTGGGATAATTTCCACAATGCCGTAACTTTCAAGTTTTTTCGCTTGTGCTTTGTCTATATTTTTTATCTCGACGCCAGCAGGGTAAATCCTGCCGTTGATCGACGTCCTTACAAGTGTTTTAACCGTCATCGCAAAATTACCCTCACTTCGTCATCATTTCCAACCGCCGTGAATGCCGTTTCGTATGTACGTATTCCATCACGCGCTGCCGGAGATACGTTGTTATATACCGCACGCGGTACAATTAGCTCCACAATGTTACCCGCCGTATTTCCTACGTGTCCGCCTATAGTCTGCTCTGTACCAGCTTCAAACGTCGCCCAGATGTCGTATTGAGATAGTTTCATTGCATCGGGGTCAACGGTACCGTTTGTATTCCGTGACAATATAGAGAAATCACCGACGCCAGTCGGGTCGTTCAAATCGTCACGTTGTGCAAGGTCGTTTGCAAGGTCAACGGTGAATTTTGAAAGTATGGGCGCATAGCCGCCAGTGATGGATGGAGGTGTGTTACCGGACGCTTCGGCAAATGTACCGCCCATAGTCAGCCCTGCACCTTTACAAAGTGCTGGTGTCGGCATCGTTTCATACGTTAGAGATGGAAATGTCACTTCAGTCGGTGTATTGAATTTACCCGTAAATGTGAAATTGATTTTTCCTATCTGGTTAGCAGTCATATCGAATGAGCACGTGCCGCGCGCTCCGGTGATTTTATAAAGCGTGTCATCGAGATATGCGTAAATAGTCAATGATTGAAACCCACTTGATACGGGTTTAAACTCGAAAAATCCATCACCCGCACCCGCAGCACTTTCAGCCGTAGCGGTTACACCGAGTCCGCACGCTTCTAAAAGTCGAGCATAGCGCGGCGCCGTAGCACCATCATTTTGTACTCCGTTACCCTTCATTTCTACATAAAACGAAACAGATGCGTATTTTTTACCGCCAAGCGTTGCTTCCGGTGAAATAGATTCTTTGTACGGTTTTCGTTCGACTTGCTCTATCGACGGCGTGAACGAAAAGTCAAAAATTTCAATTGCGTCGGTAGCGGGGTCGGGTAGCGCATCCGTTCCGTAAGTGGTTTCGATTTTAGCGAGTATCGCGGTTCGTCTTTCTATTGCCATTGTTCACTCCTAAATGGCAAGCGGGTTAGCCCCGCCTGCATTATTTGACGCCTGTTAGTTTAACGATTCCGTCGGTAAGCCCGACTTTACCGTCAAGGCGGTTGAACGCTTTCATCACAACTTGATGTTTTTCAAACGCGCCGTATCCATCCATTGTGGACTCGACGGCATATTCACCGCGATCAAACAGGTAGTAATAGTTAAAATCACCGAAATAGATTTCAGTTTCGTTAGAGCTATCACCCAAATCTTCAGCTATGTTAGTGTTTTCGATCACTGGTTTACCGAATAGTGTGCTAACATCGCTGTCGGCCGGAGTATAGAGCAACGGAAGTCCATTACCATCTTTAAGTTTTCCGAGTAGCTCCATTCCGGCAGATGACGTCATAAACGACGCTCTACGTCGGTATTGAGCCGGAAGCAACGATTTCAGAGTCACAAGGTCATCAAGCGATAGAGATACACCAGATTGAGCCACGCTTCCGAGTGTTTCGGTAGTGAAACCTTTAGGCTGTCCGGTACCGCTTCCGGCTGTTATCGCTCTATCCTCTTCACCAGCGAACGCTTCGGCAAATAGTCGCGTTATGAGCTGAGACATCTCTATACGCGCATCCGCAAGTAGTTCGCGACTCATAGGTATGAGAGATTGCAATCTGTTAAGAGTGTATCTCACTTCACCGAACGCCGCTGTCTGCTCATTCATCGCGGTGTTTTCCGCTCCCCATTCAGCACCAGGCTTTCCGGTTATTGCCGGAATGGTTCCTGATAGTACGGATACGGGTATCACGGTAACGAGCGGTCTCATCACGGTGTAATCGGGTATAGCTTCAATGAGCATATTTTTAAACTCATCCGGCACGAGAAAACCGCCAGCCGCGTCAACGCCAGCCGAAAGTGCTTTAACGGTAGTGTCGTCTCTCATCACAAGCGCTTTGAAAAACGCAGCTACGCGCTCTTCCGGCTGCATATCTTTCATAGCATCGCCGTTCGGGTCTTCCTTAGTCGGTGCTACACCGAATTTTTTGTCAACGTTATCGAGTCCAAGCTCTTTTATGGACGCTTTTATTTGTTCAGCTATCAGTTCCGAAAGTTGTTCGGGGGTTAGTGTCATTTTTGCCATTTTAAACTCCTCATTTAGATTTTAGGTGTGCAAGTAGTGCCGATAGTTCGGCATTTTTGACCCCTTCGGGCAACTCGATTTCTATAACGAAATCGTCCTCTTTCGTCTCATCCGACTTTTCATCATCCGGTTTATCTTCAGTGCGTGTATCTACGTCGGTTTTACCCGACGGAGCGCCGATAGATTTCACCGTGTCTATTTCGGATGTTAATTTAGCTATAGTCGCCGTAGCCTCATCGAGCTTTTCGGTCAACTCTTTCACGGTTGAAACGAAAATTTTCGATAGCTCATCAGTTGACAAGCTTGAAAGCCAAGCTGTTTTATGCTCATCATCCCACGTTGCCAAAATTTCCGCTGGTTCGTACGATCGAAATTCCGGCGGCTCTTTGTCTACATCTTGATAATGAGCCGCCAAATGATCGTAAACGCTTTTTCGGTCATCTTCCGGTATATCTACACCGCCGCGACCGCCAAGCAGCGCAGCCATAGCAGCCACAACGCCGCGCCATACGGCCTTTAATTCACCATCTTCTACGATATGATGCGGCAATTTGTATGCGGTAAGATTGTCGGCATTTTCGGCATCGTACCACGCAAACGCCTGCTTAAATTTTGTAAAATCGATTTCACCGTCGTTTCCGGTTGCCCACTCTTTCACACTTTTTAGCGCTTCGTCTTTCGACCACGCTTTATCAAGTACCACCGGAGTCGAGTGTACTGCTACCGCGCGTTTGACGTCCGACTGAGCAAGCTCTATCAAAATATCATCCATCGAGTTCTCCGCCGTCATCGTCGGCATTTTAAATGCACACGTTTTAATCCCCTTGCCGTGTAAAACAATTTCGGCAGTCGGGTTCGCCGGAATCGGCACAAAGGAAAGTTCGTACAATTCAGACTCCCAAATCACACGATTAGCCGAGACAAGTTTATCTTGATTTTTAGCAAACCAATCAGCATCGAGCGCTTTGATTTCCGTTTCAAACTCGTCTTTGTGGAAAACTTTTTTCGGTCGAAATCCTATCGACGTCATTTTGATGTAGCCGTTTTCTACAAGGTATTTAAGCTTTTCACCCTCTTCAGTTTCCGCAAACTCAGGTTCGAAAAGTAGTTTATCTCCGGCTTTCTCGATTCGTTTCGCTTTTGCAACAGGGTAATCGTGCCAATTGTGCGCAAATAGGATTACCGGATTCTTTTCGTAATTTTCCGTATCGACCCCAGCCACACGGACTATATCGCCATCCCGATCAACCGTTTCATTCGTTCCGATTATTGTAATACCGGAATCGCTTTTTTCAACCGTCAAAAATTTAAACATCTCAACACTCCCGAATAGTTTCTCTTTTATTATACGTGACTTTGCACGAAAAAATCTTTCTCAGGAATTACCCCGATCTTTTTGTAGTGCGGAATTATATCGCGTTCCAATTTCGCGATAATCTCGTCCGGCGTGTCGTCAGGCTCTATATCTACCAAACGTTTAAAAACGTGATACCACAAATCTTTTCTCGTTTTTGGATAAATATACAATCCCCGCAATATACCGCGAACCGTAGAAGCGTCGAGTTCAAAATCTTCACGATCAACTTTCAATGCCCATTCATTCAATGACGGAATTACAGTACCTGCGTAATATATCATTTTACCCCCTTCAAATATTCGGCTCCAAATCGATTTGATATATCGGCTGTCCCTGCTTACCCTTGCCAATCCTCGTCACATCAATAACACGATACGACATCGGTTTGACTAAAACCTCCGCTTCGTGATCAAGCGCATTGCTAATCAATCTATCGAAAAAATATGCCGAACCCTCTGCTGGTTTTTCTATGTGAAATATAAAACCAGCTTTGACTGCATTAGAAATGGGTTTTGAAAAATCTAACGCGACAGAAAAATCGGTAGTCCAGCCGCGTAAATCCATATTCACAATATCGCCGGGATGCAATGACGTTAAATAAGCTAATTTCGCGTCGTTGAATTTGTCTACTACTATACCGCGCCAGACATCTCCGGTATAATCTCCGTCCATTTTATCTAAAACCATTTTCAGAAGTGCTTTTTCTAACGGTGATAACGTCGCTAACGTATCACTCATCAAATCGTTACGTACTTCCATTTGCATACCGTGTTTCCATTTCTCCCACGCAGAAGCAAGCGGGTCGGTATCGTTCGAGTTCAAACCGAGTTCATTCAAAACCGTATCCAGAGAATCCCGCGAAAATTTCGGTCTATCAGCCGTTAAAACATTTTCAATTTGCAACGGTGCAACTTCAGCGGGTGTGGTAACAAGTAGCGTGCATCTACAATTCGGATGTGCAGGAGGTTGATCGGCCGTGTAGTTTTTCGACGTGCCGTCGTTTTCTATCAATGACATAGAAAACGACCCTTTTACTGGTACGATCTTTCCGTTCAACGAGCTGCATATCGGACACACAAACTCATCTAACGCGGTCAACCATCGTTTTTGAGTCATACCGAGAGATTCGCCGCTTTTCAAATAAGCGTAATTCGCCGCACGGGATAATTCCGTTCGCGCTATCGTCAATGTACGAATAGATTTGAATTTATCGAACTTTTGAGCGATTCGCGCCGCAATCTCTTGCGCACTGTAACCGTAATGCAGCCCATCTTTTACAATGCTTTGAATTTCGCGGCGTGTCGTTTCATTGATCGATTTGATGAGTGTACCAAGTTTTAAAAGAGAGTCGTACGTAAGAATGTCTTGCACGGTTTGCCAGTCCGGTGACACCGTAACTTTACCTTTGATTCCGGCGCCATCGGTTTGATCGTATTCAAGTTTGAATCGTTTAAAACCTAAATTCGTAGCGTTGACTACGTGCGGATGTAAAACGTGAGACAATTCCAAATCGTAATCACGTATTTTAAAATCTATCTTTTCCGTCTCTTTGTATTGCCGCACATAGTCGCGCTGCTGCCGTGAAAAGTAAGCCCTAAGCGCTGAAATTGTTCTACGCTCTAATTTATCAAGCCGATCAACCCACACAATCGTCAATTGTGTTTCGGTTATGTTTCGCAGCCGTTTGTAAACATTAGCGATCATAATTCGCTTAAACCTTTAATCGCATTAACCATCGCCGTCAAATTTTCAGGGTCAATAGTTTCAATATCCGATACCGAACCTTCAAAACCGAGTAATTCGCGAATCTCATCGAGTGACAACACTCCAAGTGTCGCGCCTATTTGCGCTTTAGATAGATTCACACGTTCACGTTCAAATTGAGCCTGCACATCTTCTCTCACAACCTCAGCGAATTTGAATTTAGCGTTTATACCAAGCTTCGGCAAAACCTCATCGTTGATTTTACGCTCAATCCGGCTCAATTTCGGTGATATACAGTTTGCCCAATACGTAGAATCGTTAGCGTCGGCATTGGCGCGATTTACATCCGTAACGATTCCAAGTTTCGAAAGTGGCACTTTGAAAATAGCCGCAATATCGCTTCGCGTCCAATTAGCCTGCTCGATATATTTCACGTTTGAAGGGTCAGTAGCTATCGATTCATATTTGAACCCACCCCACAACACCGCAACCGAACCTGCCGAATCAACGCCCTGATATTTCGTATTCCAGATTGTCTCGATACGGTTAGCGTCGGTAGGTGAAATCTTTTCGTTCGTAGTCAAAAACCCAGCCGGAACCGCACCGTTTTTGAAAAAGTTTAGAAGATACTCTTTAGAGAATTTGTGTATATCAATCTCCAAAAGCGCGGCATCGAGCGTCCCCATACCTACGTACATATCGTTAGGATTCGGATATTTAAAATGCACAATTTCATCTACTTCAAAACGTTTGACGCCGCGAAGCCCTGTTACCCGATAATGTGAAACTCCAATAGAATCCTGCAATGGTACGGGCTTCAAATACTGAGACGGAATCAGATAGATTTTACCCGTATAGCGGCCGCCGCGAGTTTTTTCAAAATACCAATAAGCGTTACCCGTCATCTCTAAGAATATTTGCGTCATCTCTAACATATCGTAAAACGACGGATAGATCGAGTTCATATTTTGAAATTTAGAATAAATATCATTATCGGTTTCGATAGTGTCGCCGTTCGCATCTACAAATGCCCAATCAGTAGCGGCAACGTCCGCTGCAATAGTTGTGACACAAGCGTAAACAACACCACCGAAAGCGCGTTTAACTTTTACCGCCGCGCTAAAATTTCCTTTTGATAACGGCTGTTCGGACGGCGCCAAATTGAAAAGCCAATCCATTGCCTCTTTCGTAACCGCCGCTATCTCTTTTTCGAGCTGTTTTTCCATCACACAATTCCTACCCGTGATTTGAAGCTGCTGAATCTCAAAGCCACCGCGTCGGAAATATCCGGTGAGCGGCCCAAATTCTCTTTGATTTTATCTTTCGGTATCAGCATAATTTGACCTCTACTATTATACCTGCGTTCCTGCACGATTAAATCCCCGATCAAATAATCGTCATCGATCAACTTAACGCGGCGCTCCAAAATTGCGTCGGCTAAATTGTGGTACATTTCCGAGCGTGCGTTAGCGTAAGCGTCATTATCGGCACGCTGAGCAAAATTCACGCCGTAAACCGTGTAACCGTCATCATAAAGCATATCATAAACTCCGGCACCCAAACCGCTTGAATCTATAACAATAGGCGTTGCGGCGTCGAAACGATCTTTTACTATCCGCACAATGTTACCTGCCAATTCGGTTAACGTATTTGTATCGTAACGGATAATCTGCTCCAACACGTAACCACGCCAAATGCACACTACAGACTCGTCGGTACCTTCACGCGCTACGTCTACCGTCAAAATAGACTCTGTTGTCTCAGTAGCCGCAATTACGTCGTTTTCGTCTATCTCGATACAGGCCCGCACATCCGAGTACTCGAAAAGCGCGTTTGATGATTTTTCAGGAAATTGTGCATTATAAAGCAGATCGAATCGCCATTTCGGCAAGCGTCGCATAGCGGCATAATATTCCTCTTTCGGATAGAACGGATTATCTATCGACGTAGGATTCACAACACAAAAATCTTTATCTCCGGCGCGCCACTTATCCCAAAATTCAAGTTTTAGCCAGTGATTCGGGTCGTACGGTGTCGTAGTCAAAAGAATTTGACCGCGCGAATATGAGATGCGCTGAATCGCGGTTTGCCACCATTCACGACTATATAGTCCCGCTTCGTCACCGATTATTCCTTTCGCGTGTATACCCTGCAAGCGGTCAGGCGTCTCCGCTGAAATGAAATAGACGTACCCGAATGAAAGCTCCATCGTCAAATCGGATTTGTTTAAATCGTATCTAATACCCCAGCGGTCAAAAGCAGCCGTAATGTATTTTAACACGGTACGCTTCATAGAAATCGTAGTAGGTGCGCTCACAATCCATTCACTATTAGGGTAAGACAACATTTTTGTTAGTAGCCATACGGGAGACATAAAAGTTTTGCCGCTTCCAGTGCCGCCAATGAAACCAAGAAACGGAGCTTCGGAGCGTACCATCTCCATTTGATACGGCAAAAGCTCTATATCAAGTATCATCCGATTTTCGTTCGATTAGGTTGATAGTGATAGGTGTTTCAGTGTTTCCGGTAGTTTCTACGGTAGCGTCCACACGTTCGCGATAGTCATATTTACTTGAAAGTACAAATTTAGCCATAGAGGGATTCAATTGCTCAGTCAATCCGCCGTGCAATAGAGAGTATTCGGAAAGAGTGTTTATAATTTCACGAGCTTCCTCGAAATATGGGTCGCGGAGATATGTAGACAACGTAGATTGCCCAATACCGAGCCACACACAGAAACCAGTCTTCAAAAAAGGAATTTCAGCTTCGTAACATAAGCGGGCATATTCTTGCACAAGTTCGATCAATTCGTTTTGATTGTGAAAAAGTTTATTACCGTTTCGCCAACGGTCGTAATATTTAGAATTAGAGGGAGCTTTAGCAGGGATGAGAGCGGAATTTTTGGCTTGTGCCACACTCTTTTTTCGGCGAACTTTTCGCGCCACAATAATAACCTCCGAAATAGGATAAAATTTGTCATATTTATAAGAGCGTACCTTCGGAAAAACTTTTTGCCGCGCACAACGGCGTTGAATGGGTTAACCTTAAGTACCGCCAAAAGGTTAACCCAT